GGTGAGCAGGACCCCGAAATCCGGCTCCATACGAATTTTTTTCACCAATAAGTAAAATCATACACTTAGCCGCTTCGGGTTTTGAGGCCCTACGGCCTGCCCTGGTGACTTTGCCTGTGTTGACGAGCATTTGGCTTCGGGTGTATTGATTTTGAATGCAGATTCCAGATTCCAAGAGCTGGCACAGCTGTGGGGAGCTCGCCAGGTTTCTCGGTAAAACTCCGACTGCAGTCAGCATTGCAATCAAGGATGGCCGACTCAAAAAGTGCGTGGTGCGCAACGAGTACGGTCAGCCAAAGATTTCTGATTTAAACCTCGCTCTTCAAGAGTGGAACGAGAACACCGACCAAGACCGCGTCAACATCAGCAAGCACGTGCCACTTCCATCACCGCGGTCAACTCCACACGCACCAATTCAAGCCTTGAGTGAGCGTGCGGAGGCTCCTACGGCGATGGTCGCCGAGCCATCGGATGATGCAGAGGATGATGACCCAAAAGATTACGCGTCAGCAGCAAAAGAGCAAAAGCTGTGGGCTGCAAAGCTTGCCAAACTGAAGTACCTGACTGCGGCTGGCGAGCTGGTGGAATTGAAGGAAGTCGTTACCCAGTACTCAACGAAGATTGTCGGCGTGCGCAATAAGCTCGCCGGAATACCGACGCGACTTAAGCAGCAGGTGCCGTCGCTTCCGCTCGACGTTGTGGACAGACTCGAAAAGATTCTCCGCGAGATTCTTGAAGAGGTTGCAAGTGAGTGACTTTGTCCCAGCGCAGGAAGCCATCCGTCAGATGTGGACTTTCTGGCGGCTGCCTCAGAAACTGAACTTGGCGGACTGGGCCGACAAAGAATTCGTTCTCTCTGCAGAGAACTCTGCAGAAGCCGGAAGGTGGACCACGCTCAGCTACCAACGCGGCATTCTTAACGCCATCAGTGACCCAACAGTAACACACATCAGCTTCATGAAATCTGCCCGTGTTGGGGCCACAAAAATGATGTGCGTTGCATCGGCGTATTACGTGGCGCAGGACCCGACAACAATCATGTTTGTGCAGCCCACCATCGACAGCGCTGCGCAGTTCTCTAAGGAAGAAATCGCGGTGATGTTCCGCGATGTCCCTGCATTGCAAGGAGTGGTGACGAACAGCCTCGAAGGCACCGAGTCAACGATTTCACACAAAATGTTTCGTGGTGGCTCGCTGTCCCTCGTGGGAGCGAACAGCGGTACCGGCTTTCGTCGTGTTTCTCGTCGCGTGATTTTTCTTGATGAGGTTGATTCCTATCCGCCCAGCGCCGGCGACGACGGTGACCCTGTTCGTCTGGCAATCCGCCGTTCTGAGATGTTTTGGAATCGGAAAATATTCGCCGCCAGCACACCGCTCATCGCGGGGCACTCACGAATCGAGAAGATGTTCGAGGAGGGAGACCAGCGCCGTTACTTCGTCCCCTGCCCTCAGTGTGGATACTTTGACACACTGGTTTTCAGTAAACGCGCAAGCGGTGGGCACTTCATGGTCTGGCCGGAAGACAAGCCGGAAGAGGCGCATTTTGTCTGCTCTGCGAACGGCTGCGTCATTGAGCACCATCAGAAATTTGAAATGCTTTCTCGCGGCGAGTGGCGAGCGTCAAAACCGTTTAACGGACACGCATCGTTTCACATCTCTGCCCTGTACTCGTACTCCCCAAACGCTTCATGGGGTGCAATTGCGCGGGAGTTCCTCGACGCCAAGCGCGGCGGCGTTGAGCAACTGCGTGTGTTCGTCAACACAGTGCTGGGCGAGACATGGCGCGAAAGTGGCGACGCGCCAGACTGGGAGCGGTTGTATCGACGCCGCGAGAGTTACCCAATTGGAAGCGTTCCACATGGCGTGACGTTTCTCACAGCCGGCGTTGACGTTCAGAAAGACCGCGTTGTGTACGAGGTTCGCGGATGGGGAGCGGGCAAAGAGTCGTGGTCGATTGACGCCGGCGTTATCCCGATGGATACAGCGAACGAATCCGACTGGATTGCGGTTGACGAATTACTGTCTCGCACGTTCCACGCGGCAGACGGAACAGCATTCGCGATTCGCATGCTGGCCATCGACTCAGGATTCAACACGCAGATGGTGTACAACTGGGTGCGACGGCATGAGCGAAATCGCGTGGTAGCAATCAAGGGCGTTTCGACGGCGCGCACTTTGATTTCTTCCCCCACGGCCGTTGATGTGAAAATCAACGGTCAACGAATCTCGCGCGGTGCAAAGGTTTGGCCTATCGGCGTCGACATCGCGAAATCAGAACTGTACGGCCTATTGCGTTTAAGTCCTCCAGCCAAACCCGAAGAACCCTTTCCAGCCGGGTACATCCACCACCCAGAGTATGCGGAGGAATACTTCAAGCAACTCACGAGTGAGCAGCTGGTAACAACAACCACGCGCCACGGGTTCCAAAAGCATGAATGGGCTTGCCAGCCTGGCAGGGAAAACCATTTTCTAGACACTGCGATTTATAACCGTGCCGCCGCGGCGATTCTTGGAGTGGACAGACTGGTCGATGTGCGACCACGTCAGCCGGCACTGATGGCGCAACCTCCTTCACCAGCCACACAACCCTTAACCACCCAAACAGCCAAGCCAAAACCGCCGCCCAAGCGTCAACCAGTTTCCAGATTCCTTTCTGCCCGCCCTCGTGGTAAGAGCTGGCTTGGGAGGTGATGTTTTGGCCACTTGGACTCAGTCGGACATTGACACCCTAAAGGCAGCAATCGCGACGGGGGTGCTCTCTGTTCGGTATTCCGGGCCGCCCGCGCGCGAAGTGCAGTACCACTCTTTGCGAGAAATGCGCGATTTACTTGCCGAAATGATTGCAGATGTCGCCGGGACAGCTGGCACACGGCAGGGTTACCGAAAAGCAGCCACCTCGAAAGGGTTTTGATTGTGAAGAAACTAAACGCCTGGGAAAGGTTTTTGCTTTTTGTTGCGCCCGGCTTTGCGTTGTCTCGCATGCAAGCGAGGCAGGCCGCCACGGTTTTCGCTCGGCATTACGAGGCCGCGCAGCTTGGTCGCAGGACCTCCGGCTGGTATCGGTCTCGTGGTGATGCGAACGCCGTCACGGGCTCTGCCATCTCCGAGTTGCGTACTCACGCCAGAGATTTGATTCGCAACAACAGCTGGGCGAGGCGTGCACAGCGAATCATCGCAAACAACACCGTTGGATGGGGGATTGTGCCGAAGGCTATTGGAGCCGACGCCGCGGCCGCGCAATTGCTTTGGAAGCAATGGGCAGAGTCGCTTGAGGTTGAAACCGAGGGACGTCACACTCTCTACAGTCTGCAGCAGCAGGTGATGCGCGTACTTGCCTCAGATGGTGAGGTTTTGATTCGACGTCGTCGCCGGCAATCAAAGGATGGCTTGTTGCTACCGATGCAGCTCCAGTTGATGGAAGCCGATTACATCGACACGAACAAAGACGGCGAGCGTGGTCAATCCGGCGGGCAAATCATTCAGGGTATCGAATACGACGCAATCGGTCGACGCGCTGCTTATTGGCTTTTCCCCGAGCATCCGGGAAGTGACAACTCGACGGGACAAAACGTCAGTAAGCGCGTCCCTGCTGAAGATATTCTGCACGTATTTTACCAGGAACGCCCTGGTCAATCTCGCGGCGTCAGCTGGTTTGCTTCCGCAATCGTAAATCTTAAGGACTTCGACGAGTGGGAAGATGCCGAGCTGATGAAGCAAAAGATTGCCGCGTGCTTCGCGGTGTTCGTGACTGATTTGGACGGCACGGCCCCGGCGCTCGGAACCGAAGACCCGGACGACGCATCAATCGACTCTCTTGAGCCCGGGATGATTGAAAATCTTCCGGCCGGGAAAGACGTTAAATTCGCCTCACCTCCTCCCGTCACGGTTGACAGCTTCGCCGCGCGCCAGCTTCGACGCGTTGCCGCTGGCCTTGGGGTTACCTACGAAGACCTCACCGGGGATTATTCGCAGGTGAACTTCAGCTCTGCACGCATGGGGCGACTGTCTCATCAGGCAAACGTGCGTGACTGGCAAAATAACGTTTTGATTCCTCAGTTTTGCACCGGTGTATGGCGCTGGTTTGTGGAAGCTGCCGTTGCTTCTGGTGCTCTCCGCGGCGTTTCTGTGGCGGAATGGACGGTTCCAGCTCTCCCGATGCTCGAGCCAGACCGCGAGGGGCTCGCGTACCAACGATTGGTGCGCGTGGGCGCGATGACTCCTTCTGAAATGGTGCGCGAGCAGGGGTTTGACCCCGAAGCGCACTGGAAGCAGTACGCCGCCGACCTCGCCAAGCTCGACGAACTTGGAATTATTCTCGATGCGGACGCTCGCGCTGTGACGCAATCGGGTCTGACACAGCAACGTGCGGGTGGGACGAGCGGGGCGCCCTCTTCAGACTCGTCGAATTCTTCGCCTGATGCGGCTCGAACAATCGAAACTTCTAGTGACGAGGAAATAAACATTCGAGCCGAGGAAATACCGTGAAGAAATCCGAATTAGACGCCCGCATCGAGCTTGCCAAGCTGAAGTTACAGCGCGAGGAATTCGAATTTAGGAAACTAACGGCGGAAAAGCCTGAATCTAAACCAGTGCAGGTAGAGCGCCACTTCGTCCCGCCCACGAATGACTTGCTTTCGATGGTGGCAATGGCCAAGGGCGATACTGGCCCAATCGGCCCTCAAGGTGAGCGTGGAGAGCAAGGACCGCAAGGAATTATCGGACCAATTGGGCCTCGTGGCGAAATTGGGCCTCAGGGAATTCAAGGTGACCGCGGTGAAATCGGCGCCAAAGGCGACACGGGACCCATCGGCCCTCGGGGCGAGCGTGGAGAAATTGGGATGCAGGGCCCTCCCGGCCCCAAAGGAGACCCTGGCATCGTTTGGAAGGGCTCTTTTGCTGCTGGCTCACAGTACGAGCCAGGTGACGCAGTAGCTCTTGACGGGTCGAGCTGGATTGCGCGCCACGCGACCACCGCCCGCCCAACCCCTGGCGCCGTTGACTGGGACTTGCTCGCGCGCAAGGGCGAAATAGGAGCGCCCGGAGCTCGTGGAGTCGGTGGTGGAGGAGGCGGCGTTTCAGCGGCTTCTGAGCTTTCAGTGGTGCCAACTGGCAATCTGGCTGCCAATGACGCACAAGCTGCACTTGAAGAACTGCAGGGTGACATTGATGTTCTTGAGGTCGACTTGCTCGAACTTGCGGGGTCGACAGTGGTGTCTAACACCCCAATTACTGGCGCGACGAAGACAAAAATCACGTACGATACCAAGGGTCTCGTCACAGCCGGCGCAGACGCCACCACCGCAGACATCGCTGACAGCACCAACAGGCGTTATGTCACCGATGCTCAGCTCACAGTCATTGGAAACACCAGCGGGACAAACTCTGGCAATGTGACGGTCTCCAGTCCTGCGAATTGGTTGTCGATTGTTGGGCAAGCATTGACCTTCGCACTGGTTTCGGCTTCTGGGTCAGTGGCCGGCGTGGTCGACCTTGCCTCTCAGACGTTCGCTGGAATCAAAACTTTCACGAGCAAAATCATTGCAAGCGCGGGGGTTGAGCTTGCCTCTCTCTGGAATATCAACGGTACTAACTCCACTGATGTGTGTCTTACCGTTGGTTCTAGCGTTGCTGATGCCTCTGTGCACGCCTCCGCTCGTTTGTTGTCAATTCGTACAGGTGTTGGTGGATCAGAGAATGAAAAGCTTTATGTTGATAAAAATGGAGATGTGCGCGCCCCAGCTATCAACAAGGGTCTTTTTCGTGGGAGCTCCACCTCAAATGGGCGTCTAGCTATCGATGACTCTATTGGAGTCACGCTTCGCTACAGTACGGTGGGTGCGACGATCGACAGCTCGAACATTACTTTTTCAGAAACTGGAACCTTCGGCACCATTCTCAAGCTTGGGTCAACTGGGTTAGTGACGTTTGCCGGCACTGACAGTTCGGGCACGCCAGGCGCTGCAACAATAAATAAGCCCGTTGGCAAGTCTGCAATTGCGGCCGGCGCGTCAAGTGTTGTGATTACTAATAGTCTCGTCGTTGCCGGCAGTGTTGTCTTAATTACGGCGCACGCGCGAGATGCGACGTGTCTGGATCTGATCGCCGTCCCCACCGCAGGGTCCTTCACTGTTTCAGGCTCTGCGGCCGCTACCGCCACTCTGCCTTTCAGTTGGCAAGTCATTCGAATAGCGCCGAAGGTTCCAGCTTGACTTCCGATTCCCGATTCCCTTATAAGATACCTGTGACTGTCAAGAACGTTGTGCCCCTGTCCATGCGTGCCGCGGTGTCCACCGCCAACCCGTCTACTCGGACGGTAGACGTCGTCTGGACCACAGGCGCCCCAGTGCTTCGATCCAACTGGATTGATGGGCCCTTCATGGAAGAGCTATCCATGGACCCCAAGCATGTACGCATGGGCCGGCTAAATTCCGGCGCCCCTTTTCTTGCTAACCACGACAGTTCAGACGTTGGGGCCGTGCTTGGAGTTGTTGAGTCGGCGCGCCTGGAAGGCTCGCGAGGCGTTGCCACGGTGCGTTTTGCCGCTGAGGGGATTGACCCTGAGGCGGACAAGATATTTCGAAAAATCGCAGACGGAGTTATTCGAAACGTATCAGTTGGCTACCGTACATGGGCCATGACTCAGGTGTCTGATGGGGAAATTCCAACCTTCAGAGCGGTCGACTGGGAGCCCTTCGAGCTTTCTGCGGTCAGCATTGGCGCTGACGCATCTGCCGGATTCCGCAGTGCAGTGTCAACCAACCCTTGTGAAGTTAACCGCGGCTTGCCGCATGTGGAGGCTGTAAAAATGAGTGAAGAAATTCAGAAGCAAGACGAGGCAAAGCGAGCGGCAGAATTGAAGGCGGCAACTGAGGCTGCAGTCGCGGCTGAACGTGAGCGCGTGATGAGCATTCGCACCGTTGTTCAGGCCGCGAAGCTCGACCCGGCCGTGGCTGACAAACTCGTGGCTGATGGCGTGTCTATTGACAAGGCTCGCGCCTTCGCAATCGACGAGCTCGCCAAGCGAGACGCGGCCACCTCGATTGAAAATCACGTGCGTGTCACTGGCGTTGAGGGTGGAGACTCTCGAGACAAGTGGGTCCGTGGTGTATCTGCCGGAGCATTTCAGAAGTACGGCAACGGCGTAGTGGAAATCGCCAAGAAGCGCGGCGTCAATGGATTCGAGAATGTCGACCTTGACGGTGGCGAATTCCGCGGCATGTCTTTGGTCGACATGGCTCGCTCTGCCTGCGAGCGCAACGGCGTCAGCACCCGAGGCGTCTTTGACCGTCGACGCATTTTTGAATTGACGATGAACAACCGCGCATCTTCTGGAGACTTCGCGATTCTTCTCGAAAACGTGATGCACAAGACGTTGCGCGCTGCTTACGCGACTCAAGAAGATACTTGGCGCCGATTCTGCGGCACTGACACGGTTCCAGACTTCCGAGATTCTCATCGGTACCTGACGGGCTCGTTCGGAACGCTGCCGGTCGTTGGTGAGAATGAGGAATATCGCAATGCCGAGATTCCAGACGGCAGCAAGGTCTCTATTCAGACCGAGACCCGCGGACAAATCATCAACCTGTCTCGTCAGGCGCTGATGAACGACGACTTGGGCGCGCTGTTGGCCACCGTCATGACGTTCGGTCGTTCGGCCGGTCGGTCTATTGAGAAGGCGGTTTATGACCTCATCGCGCTGAACAGCGGTTTGGGCCCCACGATGTCGGACTCCCAACCATTCTTCCACAGCAACCGCGCCAACGTGAATGCCACTGGCTCGAGCCTCACGGTCGCTGGTCTTGACGCTGACCGCGCGAAAATGCGGATGCAGATGGACCCGGATTCGAACGACTACCTTGACTTGAATCCCGCCATTTTGCTGGTTCCGGTCGGCCTCGAGTCTGCCGCCAAGGTACTCAACGAGTCGGCGTACGACCACACGAACCAAGACTTGCAGAAACCCAACGCGGTGCGCGGGATGTTCAACGATATCGTGTCGAGCCCTCGTCTCGGCACTGGCACTCGTCGCTACCTCTTCACCGCTGGCAAGGAAGCGTTCAAGGTTGTCTTCCTTGAGGGCGCCGGCGAGGGCCCGCGCTTGGAGTCCCAAGACGGCTTCCGCGTTGACGGCACCGAGTGGAAAGTGTCCATCGACTTCAAGGTTGTGCCGTTCGACCCGAAGCACGCGATGACCAACGCTGGTCAATAAGTTTTAGCCCTCTGACCGGGCGGGGGAAGCCCGGTCCCATGCAGTTTTTCACAAGGAGCGAATCAAATGGCACAGAGCTACAAGCAACCCGGACGTTACCTCACTTTGACCGCGCCCTACGCGCGAGCCTCTTCGGGCCTTGGCGCGAAGGTTGGTTCTATCTTCGGTGTCTCTATGGACGCTGTGGAGAACGCAGCTGATGGTGTGTTTGACACCGAAGGCGTGCACGAATTGACTAAAGTCGGTTCACAAGCCTGGAGTGTTGGGGACAAAATCTATTGGGACGACAGCAACAAGCGCTGCACCACCGACGCCACGGCAGGCATGTTGGTTGGTTTCTGTACCACCGCAGTCGGAAGCGGGGCCGGTGAAGTGCTTGGTGAAGTAAAACTTTGCGGCCTTCCCGAGCTGCTTGAAGGCGCGCAAGCAGCCGTTGCTGACCTCTCTGGCACGCTTACGGGCACGGCAAACGGCTCTATGGTGGACATCGCGGCCACTGCAGCAGCCACCGCTGGTGGTGCCACCCCAACGGCTGCTCAAGTCGACGCCGGCATCGCTACCGCGGTCGCTTCGATTGTGACTGGCACGAATGAGCAACTGAAAGAGCTGCAGACGAAGGTGAATGCTCTTCTTGCTGCCCTCCGATTGAACGGCGTCATCGCCTCGTAAGTCATGAGCTTCTCTGACCTCTTGGCGGTGGTTGACGGTTTCGTCCTGAACAACCTGGGCGACGCCGTAACCTACACGCCAACGGTTGGAGCTTCTGTAGACGTCGTCGGTGTTTTTGATGCTGTATATGTTCGGGTTGATTCTGGTCAGCCCGGTTTTTCCAGTCAGGGGCCATCTGTTTGGCTCCTGCTCTCAGACCTCCCGAGCGACCCGGAAACAGACACCACGATGACGGTGACGATTTCCGGCACCACGTATACGGCGCACGAAGTTCAAAAGGATGGTAAGGGCGGGGTTCGGTTATTGCTTCATGAGGTGTGAGTCATGCACGAAAGACAGGCGATTCGTCAGGCTGTGGTCGCCCAGTTGCGTGGCTCTGCACCAGATTACAATACAGCGGCCGGGGCCAGAGTTTTTGAGACGCGAATGGCGCCGATTCGTTCGGCGGAACTTCCTGCAATCTCTGTTTATACCAGCGACGAGACAATTGATGCAGATAGCGCTGCAACCGCGCCTCGCGAATTAAGGCGGACTCTGCAGCTTGCCATTGAGGCGTGGTGCGCTGCGACTGTAAACGTCGACGATGCATTTGATGCGTTGGCTCTTCAAATTGAAACGGCCATGGATTCTGACGTCAATCTGGCTGATACGTGCTTCAGTTGTGTGCTGAGCAGCATTGAAACCGGCATCAAGATGGAAGCTGACAAGCCGATGGGTTGCGTGCGGCTCGAATATTCAGTGGTTTATCACACAGACTTAAGAACCTCGGCAGCCGACACCGCGCGCGAAATCTTCGACACGGCCGCGGTTCAATACAGCCTTGAAGGCAATCAAGCCCCCCTCGACCAGGCCGCGGACTTGGTTGACAACATTCACGAGTGAGGAAACCAATGTTTGTGAAACCTAAAGACGGGCTGAAAGTCAGAGACCCCATCACCAAAAGGCACTTGCCCGAGGAGGGCAAAGAAGTTCCAGAGTCGACCTATTGGGTGCGTAGACTCAAAGATGGCTCTGTGATACTCAGTAATCAGATTCCAGATTCCCTTGAAGGGGGCATGTAAATGGTTTCATTCAACGAGGTTCCGAGCAATCTTCGAGTTCCATTCGTGGCTGCGGAGTTTGACAGCTCGCGGGCCGCACAAGGTCCAGCCCTGCTCGCCTACCGAGCTCTTTTGCTCGGTCAAAAGCTGAATTCTGGTTCTGCTTCTGCCAATAGTTTGCACCGCGTCACGAAGGCTGACGACGTGGTCGAGCTCTGTGGGCGCGGCTCGATGCTGCACCGCATGGCGCTTGCTTGGTTTGCCGGTAACAAGTCCACAGAAACGTGGATTGGGGTTCTGGCAGACAATAGTTCCAGCGTGCGCGCTACTGGAACTGTGACGGTTTCCGGAACTGCCACCGCGAGTGGAACTATCAGCCTTTATCTTGGTGGCGACCTCGTTCAGGTTGCCGTTGCCTCCGGGGATAGCGCTTCCACGATTGCCGGCAATATTGCCACTGAAATTGGTAAGCACGCCTCCGGCACAATCACCTGCACAGGCGCAGACGCAGCCGATAACGTAACCATTGGCGCCACGACTTTCGTCGGCACCGCTGGTGCAGTCACTCCGGGTGCGGCCACGTACTCCATCGACACCGGCGACAACGCAGCAGCGTCGTCGTTGGCCTCACAGATTAACGCGCATGCGGTCGCGTCAACTGTGGTGCATGCCACGGTTTCTTCGAACGTTGTTACCGTGCGCCACATTGCAGGCGGAACGGCCGGTAACTCGGTTGTGTTGACTTCGACGGACGCTGTCGACCTTGCTGTTTCTGGTACTGGAACCCTCAGCGGCGGGACTGCAGCCGAGGACCACGCCGTGCATGCCAGCGTGAGCGGTGCCGTTGTAACGCTTCATCAGAAAAATGGCGGTGCGGTTGGCAATGAATACGACGTTCGAGATAATTACCGAGACAACGAAGAGACGCCGGCTGGCGTATCTCTTGCCATCGTTGACATGTCGTCTGGCGCGACAAACCCAACTCTCACGTCGATGATTTCGGCAATGGGTGACACGTGGTTCCATGTCATCGCGCACCCGTACACCGACGCCACTTCGCTGACTGCCATCGAAAACGAGCTCTCCGACCGGTTCGGTCCGATGCGAATGATTGACGGTGTGGCGTATACCGCCAAGGACGCAGTTTACGCGACTGTGTCAGCACTCGGAGACTCTCGAAATAGCCAACACTCCTGCATCTTGCGCACGAATGACAGCCCCACGCCTCCGGCCGAATACGCCGCGCACGTGGCCGCTGTGGCTTCCTATCATCTTCAAATTGACCCGGCGCGACCGCTTCAGACGTTGGCTCTGCCCTACATCATGGCGCCAGCCGAGTCTGACCGTGACACGCTCGAAGAGCGAAATTTACTGCTCTATGATGGCATCAGCACGACGAAGGTTGACGCCGGCGACGTTGTGAGGATTGACCGACTCGTCACCACGAATCAGACAAATGCTGCGGGCTCACCTGATACCGCCTATCTTGACGTGACGACGATGCACACGTTGATGTATGCGCGCTACTCGTTCCGCGCGCTGGTGAGCTCGAAGTTCCCGCGACACAAGCTGGCAAACGACGGCACCCGGTTCGGTGCGGGTCAGGCGATTGTTACTCCGAAAATCATGAAGGCAGAGTGCGTCGCTTGGTTCCGTCAGCTTGAATCGCTCGGACTCTTCGAAGGGTTCGACCAATTCAAACAAGACCTGGTGGTGGAGCGCAATCAGCTCGATCCAAACCGGCTCGACATCCTGTTGCCGCCAGACCTCATCAACGCCCTCATTGTGACGGCGGCCAAGATTCAATTTCTTTTGTAACCGATTACCAGGCGCTGGGCGCTTTAGGCGACAGCGAGACAGGGCTTCTTAAAGCTCTCGCATATCTTCGTAACACCACTTTGGAGGTAAGGTAATGGCGCAGCGAAAAGGCGGTCTAATTCAGTTTCAAATCGATGGTGTGCTTTATGATGCGAAAGGCTCATTTAGCTACAACCTCGGGCGTTCGAAGAAGGAGGCCATTGTCGGCTCTGATTCGGTCCACGGGTATAAAGAAACGCCGCAGGTGGCTTTCATCGAAGGTGAAATCACCGATCGCGGCACGTTGGACCTTGCGGCGCTTGTCGAAATGGCAAGCGCGACGTGCACGTTGGCGCTTGCTAACGGCAAGATGTTCATTCTTCGCGACGCCTGGTTCGCCGGTGAAGGCACTGGCAACACCGAAGAGGGAAACATTGCCGTGCGCTTTGAAGGCCTCTCGGGCGAGGAAATCAGCTGATGAAGCTCGCGCTTAAAAACCCCGTCACGCTCGGGGAAGGTGCGCCTGTAACGGAATTGAGTTTCCGTGAAGAGCTCACCGCCGGTGACTTGCGCGGTGTGAAGCTGAGCGCACTCGCTGACCCCACTGCTGACGACATGCTGAAGATTGCCGGCAGACTGAGCGGGCAGACTGATTTGGTGATGAACAAGCTTTCGCTTGAAGATTTCGCAAGCGTTGTGGAGGCCATCCGAAGTTTTTTGTGATGTGGCCCGAGGACTGGGAAGAAGCCGTGGCGGTAATCGCGGTGACTTTCTCCTTCACGGCCACGGAAATCTTGGCGATGGGCGTGGAGGATTTGCGGTTTTGGGTGAAGCAAGCCGCTTGGGTGAATTCGAAGAGGTGATGCCGTGGCCAATAAAGATTTAGAACTAAAAATCAAGGCCACGGATGAAGCTTCCGGACCCATTGGCAGGCTCGCGACTCGCATCAACAAGCTGACAGAACCCGGCCAAAAACTCACCAAAGAGTTTGGGCGCCTTGGCTCTGCACTCAACGTTAAGGGGTTCGCCGCGGCTGGCGGCGCGTTCAAGAATGTCCTCGGAGAAGTAGGCGCCCTGGTCACCAAATTCGCCGCACTCGGCGCGGGTGCCGGCTTTGCGGCCTTCACGATGCTGCGCGGTGCGGTAGAGGCTGGTGACAAGCTGGGAGAGATGGCGCAGCGCGTGGGGTTAACCGTTGATGCGTATGCCTCTCTTTCGTTTGCTGCAGCACAAGCTGACGTTGATCAAGAAGCATTCAATGGCGCGATGGACCAATTCAACAAGCGCCTGGGAGAAGCGAAAGCAGGAGGCGGTGGACTGCTTTCCTTCTTGAAACAAGTTTCACCCAAGCTCGCTGAGCAGGTGAAACACGCCAAGAGCACCGAAGCAGGGCTCGCGTTGATGACGGACGCCATGGCGCGCATCGAGGACCCCGGAAAACGCGCCGCCCTCGCAGCCGCGGCTTTCGGGAAGTCTGGCCTTCAGATGGGCGTATTCTTGCACCAAGGTAGCAAGGCAATTCAAGAGCAGCAGTTGCGTTACATGCAGCTCTCTGGCTCTCAAGAGGAGTTCGCGAGACTCTCTGGAGACCTCGACAACACCCTCAGAGAGTCCGAAGTCGCGTTTCTCGGTGTCCGTAATGCTGTCGCCACTGGGCTTTTCCCGGCGTTTGGACAACTCGCCATCGCAGCCACTGACTTCATTTCAAAAAATCGAGACGGCATCACGCGATGGGCCAACGAAGCCGGCGCCGCAATTTCCAGATGGATTGATGGTGGCGGGATTCAACGGCTCGCAGACGGTTTTGGTAAGCTGGTAGAGTTCGGGGGAAAGGTTGTCGATTTTCTCGGGCCGATGGGGCTGGCGATTACAGCTGGAGCGGTAGCCTTCGGCCCGCTCATCGCCTCTGTAATCTCTCTCGGGGCAGCTCTTGCCCCACTCATGGCAACCTTCGGCCCATTCCTCTTAGCGGCTGCAGGAATCGCCGCAGCAGGGTTCGAGATTTACAAAAATTGGGATGATTTGATTTTCATCTTCAAGGATTGGGGCAACTCGCTGAAATGGGCGGTGCTCGATGCTTGGGAGGCTGTACGCCCGATTTTCGACAAGCTTGGCGGTGTATTTGATTTCTTCAAGGGAGCCTTTCGAACTGGAGCCACTCTCTTAGGCTTCGGTGAGAGCGCCCGCCCTACTCTCGGAGCAGAAGGCGCTCGTCCGGCCGCACAGACAACGGTGACCCAAACTGAAGCCAAGGTTTCGGTTGATTTCAACAACCTTCCAAGAGGAACGAGAGTGACTCAAGCTTCGAGTTCTCAGCCTGTTGACCTCTCCCTTGGGTATTCGATGGCGGGTGCTCAATGAGTTGGAAAGATGCCCTCGGACCGGCGAAGTTTCGAGATGTCTCGTTTTTCGTCGACACCAGCGAACGTGGCGGCGGGCGGCGGATTGTAGAGCACGAATATCCGTTTCGTGACACTCCATTTGCAGAAGACCTTGGCCTAAAGCAGCGCAGCTTTTCAATTGAGGGGTACGTCTTAGGGCCGGACTATCTTTTTGACCGGGACGCCCTGTTAAGCGCCCTCGAGCGCGGCGGCGCTGGTGAACTCTCTCACCCCTACCACGGGAACCGCACGGTTGCGGTGAAGTCGTTTCGCGTCAGAGAAACTAAAAATGATGGCGGTTTTGCGGCGTTCTCTATTGAGTTTGTTGAAACGGCCTCAGAAGTTGCGCAACCCACAGTTTCGGCTGACGCTAAGCCAAAACTACGAGCAACTGTCTCCAGTTCGAAGACAAACTTCGGGGCGGTTTTCCTGAAGAAGTTTTCGGTCATCAATCGACTTTCATCAAGTGTTTCTGGCGCTCTTCGCTCGGCCTCCCTGGCCGTGTCATCAATTACATCAACGGTGGCGATTCCAGCTCAAACAGCTGCAAATCTTGCCAGACAGGTCGAAGACCTCACAGATTCGGCCGCGGACTTGGCGAACGAGCCAGAGCAACTTTTGGCGGCCGTTTCGGACTTGGTCGAAACGCTGGGTGAGGCGCTTGTCGCCGCTGGTGGCCACAACCCTGTGGACGCGATTCTACGGCTTTTCAGTTTCGACCCAGGAGCGCGCCCACCAAGCACGACAGCAAGTCGCGCGATTGAGCAATCGAATTTCGATGCGACTCAACAGCTCATTCAACGTCTGGCGCTTGCTGAGGCTGCCGCGATTGCGGTTGAGCAGACATTCGCAAGCTTTGATGAAGCTGTGGCTGTTCGCGAGGCAATCACAGACGCGATTGATTCGCATGCAGAGTCCGTGAGTGATGACTCATATCTTGACTTGGTGGCGTTGCGTGCTGATGTTGCGAAGGCAATCCCCGGAGAATCTGAAGACCTCCCGAGAATTTTAACTTTCACTCAACGCACTACACTTCCATCACTGGTTTTGGCCCATAACCTCTATGGAAACCTCGACCTGGAGCTGGACATTGTCGAGCGAAACAAAATCTCAAACCCCGGATTTATTCTTGGTGGTTCACAGCTCGAGGTGCTGAGTGAGTGACATCGTCAAGCTCTCCATTGGAGGAAGTCTCTACTCTGGTTGGAAGACTGCCAGAATAGAGCGCAACCTCGAGACGATAGCGGGCGGGTTCTCGCTGTCTGTCTCCGAGCGTGGCGACGTCAGCATCTCCGAGGAAGCCGAGTGTGAGGTTAAGGTAAACGATTCAACAGTCATCAAAGGATTCGTCGACAAAATCCGCACTTCATACTCCGCGACAGACCGCACTTTCGAAGTGGCTGGCAGAGACCGCGCTGGCGAGCTCGTTGACTGCTCTGCACTACTCGGAAAGTGGGAGTTTAGAAACTTCGACCTTCTAAAATTTGCGAAGCAACTGTGTGAGCCATTCGGCGTCGACGTCTACCTGCAACAAGGCTTGGTTCTTCCCGCCCCGTCGAAAAAGCTCTCGCTCAACCCTGGAGACTCTGCATTTACCGCGCTTGAAGAGGCTTGCCGGATTGTTGGTTGCTTTCCGATGAGTAACGGTGCCGGAGGAATCATTCTCACGCGCGCGGGAACTTCGAAAGCGACGACTGCTTTGGTTGAAGGACAGAACGTGCTTTCGGCGTCTCTGGAAATCTCAGCCGATTCTCGATTCCGAGAATACCTCGTGTTAGGCCAGCATCACGGGAGAGATGAACAACATGGCGCGGCCGCCGCTCACGTCAAAGGAACCGCGAGCGACACCGGCGTGAAGCGCACTTGGCGAAAGCTTCTCGTGCGCCCTGAACACAGTGTGAATCAGGCGCAGGCCAATACGCGGGCGCAGTGGGAAGCCACCACTCGCGCAGCCCGTAGCGCCGTCGTCACTGTCACCGTGCAAGGTTGGACGCAGGGCAATGGGCAACCATGGCCAATCAACACGAAGGTTGATGTGGACTTGCCCAAGCTTCGAGTGCAGGGCGAAATGCTGATTACCTCGACAGTGTTTTCTTTGAATGACACCGAGGGCACGACAGCCACTCTCACTTTAAAAGGTGCAGACGGGTTCAAACCCCAGCCGGTCATTTCAAAGGCAACCGGTGACGGCATCTGGAAAGAGATTGCGAAGGGCGTATGATTCAAGCACTCAATAAATTACTGGCCCCGCTGCGTCAGCGAATCCTGAATCTTGTGGCGCGCGCCGTTGTATCTGGAATCGATGACAGCCAAAAATTGCAGCTACTTCAACTGGGTGTCTTGTCAGACGAAACCCGCGAATCCGTAGAGCGCTTTCAAAACTACGGGTTTACCAGTCACCCAAAATCTGGCGCCGAATCAATTGTCTTGTTCGCAGGCGGGAGCCGAGAGCACGGACTTGCCATTTGCGTTGATGACAGGCAATATCGGCTGAGGAATCTGGAATCTGGAGAGGTGGCAATTTACGACCACCAGGGGTCAAAAGTCGTGCTCAAGGCTAACGGAAACATTGAGGTTTCGCCCGCGGCCGGTGTGGTTGTGAATGGCACCACCATACAGGTTGGAGGCGCTGCAGAGGCAGCCATCAAAGGCACTTCATACATTGCTGCTGAATCCACTGTCATGACGGCGATCGGGGCCTTTGCGACTTCTTGTGGGTCGACTCTGTCAGCCTTTCCGGCGATTGCCACTGCTGCCACTACCCTTAACACCGCCATTGGAGTTTTCGCTACGGCCGCCAATTCCGCCAAGTCCACGAAAGTGACGGTGGGATGATGCCTGATATTGGCCTTGATTGGGTTCCTGAAACTCAAGTTGCGAGCGTCTCCGTTGATGCGAACGACCTTTCGACCGACTCGGGGTTGCAAACGGCCATCATTCTTTCTCTGTTTACCGACAGACGGGCCGAGCCTGGTGATGTGCTTCCCGTCGGAGATTCCGACCGGCGCGGCTGGTGGGCGGATGCGGCACCCGTCGTTAACGGCGACAAGTTTGGGAGTCGACTTTGGCTTCTTGAGCGCTCCAAGCGCACTCCAAGCGTTCTCAGTCGCGCAGAGGCCTACTCTTCTGAAGCCCTGCAATGGTTGATTGATGACAAGGTTGCGAAATCGATTTCGGTTTCAGCCAGTTTCCTGCCGGACGTCGAAGGCCTGGCGCTCGCTGTTTCAATCACCAAGCCATCGAGCGACGTTGTCAGGTTCCGATTCTCAACCGCCTGGTCTGCAGAGGGGCTCTAAATGGCTTTCGTGCGTCCTTCCCTTTCGGAAATCGTCGACCGCGTTCAAGCGGACTTTGTCTCGCGTCTTGAGCTTACGGGGGCGGTGCTTCGTCGGTCGATGGTGTATGTGTTGTCTCGCGTAATTGCTGGCGCGGCGCACATGCTCCACGGGCATCTCGACTTCCTTGGTCGTCAGATTTTTCCAGACCAGTCAGACGATGCATATTTGATTCGCCAAGCAAGCATCTATGGGTTGACGAAGACAGTGGCGACCTTCGCCACTGGCACGGCGACAGCGACCGGCACAAATGGAATAACGATTCCTCAAGACACCGTGCTGACGCGCTCGGATGGTGAGCAATATTCTGTCGACGCGGACGTGACGATTTCTGGAGGCACTGCAACCCTTGCGCTCACCGCCTTGGAGGCGGGTGCCGACCAAACGTTAGAAGTGGGCGTTTCACTTTCGTTTGAATCTCCTATTTCTGGCGTGGACTCCACCGCCACTGTGACCGCGAGTACTGCAGACGGCAACGACGAAGAGACGACGGAGTCTTTACGCGCGCGGTTGATTGCCCGTATCGCAAACCCTGCAAATGGTGGGACTGAAGAAGATTACATCGCTTGGGCTAAAGAGGTCTCTGGAGTAACCAGAGTTTGGGTTACTCCTCTTGAGCTCGGTCCCGGAACCGTAGTTGTGCGCTTTGCTCGCGACAACGACGCCAGTCCGATTCCCGATTCCGGTGAAGTAACCGCGGTTCAAACAAAACTTGACGAGGAGAAACCGGCGCACGCTACCGTCACCGCCTTTGCTCCAACGGACTACCCAGTCAACTTCACAATCGCCGTCGTGCCAAACACTACCGCGGTTAAAAACGCCGTTGAAGCCGAGCTCGAGGATTACCTGCTGCGCGTCGGAGAGCCTGGCGGAACGCTGCTGCTTTCCGAGATTCGCACCACCATTGGCAACGCGTCTGGACTCACCGACTACACGCTCACGACGCCAGCGGCGAACGTGACTTTGACTACGAATCAACTGCCCTCAATGGGCACAATCACCTGGACATAAAAATGAGCGATTTCGTTTACGATGGCACGTCACTTCCAGATGGAAAAAGCGACCTTCGCCCTATTACCGCGCCCGCCAACAAATCGTACACGGCCGCCGAGTGGAACACAGTCATGCAGGCAATTGCTGACTTGCGTGATGCAATTTTAACTGGCAATTATCACGGACTTATCAGCGACCCTAATGCAACTGTCAGCACTGGCAGTAATGTCAAGCTGCGAAATAACGGTGGTACTCTCGAGATGTCTAATGGTGGCAGCGCTTATGTTGATGTCGCTGCTGCGGCCTCTGGTATAGTAACCGCCGAGCAGTTGGGTATAGCAACCGGTAACACAGGGGCGCAAAACAGCGCGGCAATAGCTGCTGCATTTTCCGCGCTCCCTGCAGGTGTTGGTTGGAATATACGCTTTGGGGTAGGCACCTATAACTTTAGTGAAAAAATTTCAATAACGCGTCCCTGCATTCTGGAGGGTGCTAACAATGCCTCTGGAACAAAGCCATCAACATGGCTTTACTTCCCAAACGGGTCAGATGGTATTGAGGTCAAGTACTATGTAGCACCGTCAACAAACGGCGCAGGTGCTATCGTTAAAAACTTCGGCATTTACCAGACAGGCGCAACAACATCAGGAACTGCAATTACTCTGTTGGGTGTTGCGACGCTCGAAAATCTGTTGGTCACGCACTGGTCAGATCATGGCATCGCCGTGCTTGCGTCCTCTGGTGACGGCAATAATGCAAACGTTTTCAAGATTCTGAACTGTACTGCAGGTTCCTGTGGCACCGGGCTTGCTGGTGAGGGGCATGGATTCTATTTCAATGGAGCCGACTCTAACGCCGGAATAGTATCGAGCTGCCTTGCGACCTCTAACACAGGAATCGGTTTCTATGACTCGTCGTTTCTCGGCAACACGTTTATTGCGTGCGAAACGGACGGCAACGTTTTAGGGTCCTATAAATGCGACGACCCTAATGCTCGCACGGCATTCCTGAACTGTTACGTTGAGGGTGGTCAACCTGCTCCAGACCTGACTGGAGCTAACAATGCAGTCTGGTTCGCAGGTCTCGCTGAAGGTGGTGTAACAGGTGGTACTGCATTCCAAGACGGCCGGTGGACCCAGCTTATCGCGAAGGCCTGGGGTGCTGCGAGTGATTCTAATCAAAGTACAATTCAACTGGGCTCGCTTACCACTGCAGGGCAACAAACTTACATTGACGTGAAGCACGTCACGGCCGGGAACCAAATTCTACGGTGGAACGCCTCACCCAAGGCCCTTGAGTGGTACGACACTAATTTTGGCACTGTCGGCGAGCGTTGGGCGTCACTGATGAACACGGCGGTGAATGGTCGTTGGGCCACTCCTAGCCACAGAATCTTCCCAGAGGGTTTTTACCTCGGCACCTCTAAGGTCAAAGTTGTCTCCCACGTACCTGACGCCACTGACACTCCCGGTATTACGGACTGGGCACCTGGTGATATTGCTTTGCTCGATACCCCGTCAGCGGGTGACTTTGCGGGTTGGGTCTGCACTGTCGGGGGCTCGTCTGGTGCTTACGGTGGCACTGCGACTGCAACAGCCGACGGCTCTACGACTGTCGTGCTAAACCACGCGGCAGGCCTCGGGTATTTTGGCCTCGGTTCGTGGTTAACGATCAACGCCACCAGAGCTCGAGTCACGGCAGTCAACGCCGACCACCTGACAAATGGTGTTGTTACGCTCACAATGAGCACCACGATCCCAGCTGGTTCTGGTCTCGCGGTGACATACTCTCAGCCAACATTTGTGAAATTTGGGAAGATTGCAGGCGGTATCGCTGACTCCACCGGAACCCCAGGCGCAGCTACGCAGAACACTCGACGGGGGCGCGTTGCCATCGCTGCGGCTGCGTCGAGCGTTGTCGTGACAAATAGCCTGGTAACAAGTTCAAGTGTTATCACCGCGACCCTGCAAACGGTCGATGGTACTTTGACGCAACTCCTGACGGTCGTGCCTGGTTCAGGCAGCTTTACGATCACCGGAAACGCGGCAGCTACTGCGGCAACAAACGTCTGTTGGGTGCTTGAGGAGTAGTCATGCCGATTTTCGTTGGGACATTCGGCGCAGAAGATGTCAGCATCTCTCGATACGGGAGTCAGCTTGCCAAACTCCTGCCCCCAGGGAAGCTTTGGTTTCTCGAGACAAACAGCATGTTGCGCAACATGCTCGACGCGATTGGCGACGAGCTGGAACGCGTAAGACTTCGAGGACTCGACTTCATTGAAGAAACCGACCCGCGCACCGCGTATGAAACTCTTGAGGATTGGGAGGAAATGGTCAGCCTACCAGACGAACAGGTGACGGCCATTCCTGGAACCACCTCGGGGCGGCGTGTTGCCATAACTCAAAAATTCGTTGCGCGCGGCGGACAGAATTACAGTTTCTTCGAAACTCTCTCAGCTGCCTGTGGTTACCCTCTCCTCTCCCTCGATTTGTTTGCTGAGTCAATGCTACGCGTCGGGTTTCGCTGTAGCGACCGCGCTTATGGTGACGCGTACGCATACACGATGCAGTTGAACGTTGCAGCGCCCACCGCCGGGGCCCTCACTCACGCTGAGTTCGAGGCTGTCATTCGAAAAGCCACTCACTCACACATCCAAGTCCAATTTGATTACGCCTAGGAGATACAATGCATAGGATCGACGCAGATAGTCATGTTGCCAATATGTTCGACGAAGGAGACCCGGGTGTTCCGCGAGCGCCAACGCAAGTTGATGCTGACTGGCTGAATATGGTGCAGGAGGAGCTCGTTGCGTTGCCGACTGACGCAAGCATTACGCTCGTGAAGGGAACGAATACACAACTGCGCGACGCGTTGCGCGCCCTCTTCGTCCGGGTCACCGGGGCGGTTGCTCAGACAATCACCGGGATTAAGACTTTCACCAGTCGCATGGTTATCACACAGGGGACGTCCACGGCTTCACTTATTGTGACAAATACAAGCACTGGAGGGGTGCTATCTTTAGAGAACACAAGCACGGGTCCAGGGCTTACGATTACAAACAACAGTGCGACCAATACGGCGCTTGATGTCGAAAACACTAGCTCAGGCCCTGTTGGTCGAATTGTCGGCTCGAATTCAACTAGAACGCTCGAGGTTTCAAATGGCTCTTCGGGCTCGGCAATTGAGGGTACGGCTGCAACTGGGTACGGAGTTTCGGGCGTCACCACGAGCGGAATTGGCGTAAGTGGGACCTCATCTGGTGCGGGAACTGCAGTTCAAGGTGCCTCTACCGGTTCAGGGTCTTCAGTAAAGGGGGATTCCTCTTTTGGGTCTGGTTACGGCGGGCATTTCATAGGGAATGCAACACGTCCCCCCCTCCATCTCGTACCACAGGCGGCCCCAAGTACCCCCGCCAATGGTTCAATCTACTATGATTCAACCGCCCACAAACTGAAGGTATACGCAAACGGGGCATGGGAAACCATCACCTCAGCCTGAGTTGTTCAGATTCCCGATTCCCTGTATACTAAGGGCATGCCGGTCGAAGTTATTGCCATCATTTGTTCGGTTGTGCCGTCAGTAATCGGCTGGTTGATTTCGCGAGCGATAAAGAATCTCGACAATTCTTTAAGCTCCCTCACTGCGAAAATTGACCAGCTCACAGTTCAGGACACGAAAATCCTAATTGAGCTCGAGTCGCTGCGTGCGCGCGTGACACATCTTGAATTTCTTGTGCACCGGGGGCTTGATGATCATAAACGATAAAGGTCGCTCCATCATCATGGAGTTCGAAGGGTGCTCTCTGTCTGCTTACAAATGCCCGGCCGGTGTTTGGACAATTGGTTATGGGCACACTGGTGACGTGAAACCTGAGCACAAAATCACGCATCACCAGGCCGAGGAGATACTTGAATACGATTTGCAGTGCTTCGAAGAGGCCGTGAGCCGTCTTGCGCCAGGCGCGTCTGGCAACCAGTTTTCGGCGATGGTTTCGCTCTGTTTCAACATCGGAGTTAGGGCGTTTGAAAATTCCACTCTTCTGAAGGAGTTCAAGGCCGGACGCTTCAAGAGCGCGGCAGCTCAGTTCGAGCGTTGGAATAAAGGCGGCGGCAAAGTTCTTCCTGGACTCGTGAAGCGTCGAGCCGCTGAAAAGGCTCTCTTCTTGGAGCCAATGTCATGAAGTGGCTCTGGGGTTCTCTTGCTGCTGTGGGGCTTTTGGTCGCTGCTTTCAGCGCCGGGCGATTCTCTGCACCTGTCCAGACAGAGGTGAAAGAGGTCGAAAAGATTGTCTATCAGGACCGCGTCGTTGAGAAAATTGTTACCGTAAAAGCCAAGGCCGAAACAAAAATTGTCTACCGTGACAGAGTCATCACGAAAGACGGAACCGTGACAGAGCGCGAGGTTGAGCGCACGGACACGAAGGAAGACACAAAGGCAAATACAGAGACTGTCGCCTCACGGGATGTGAAAACTGAAACTGCAAAGGAATCCAAAACCATTCTTCGCCCCGACTGGCGCGTAACTGCACAGGTTGGAGCGGCATTCAATCAACCGTTGCTGTCACTCGCTGGCCCCCTCGTGATTGGGCTTCAGGCCGAACGCCGCATCATTGGTGGAGTCTCCGCAGGCATCTGGGCGAACACTTATGGCGCTGCTGGTGCGTCTCTTTCTGTGGAGTTTTAGCATGCCCGTGCCGCGCGGGTGGAAGTCTACAAAACTGCAGCTAGCGCTCATCACAATGAGCATCATCACGGTTGTCTACGGATTGACCGGCTTCAGCGAGGCGGCTTTCGGTGAGTACACAATGGCGCTTCTTGGCGCGGCCGGTATTTACTCCACCACAAACGCGGCCGAGAAGTTCGCAACACGCGGCAAGGCGGGTGAATGATTGTGTCCAATCTGCGGCCAGAACCCGCGCCGAGCCCCGGGGCAACGCTGCCACTCGTGCTTCCTGGAGTGGCAGCGAAATCGACGCAAAGCGATAGCAGCGGGTGCGCCTAAAAAACATCTTGTTCCAGCTGAGTCGGAGCGAGTTTTTGACCGAGATTTGAAGAAGAAAGTTCTTTTCATCACCAGCGCGCAGAATGCAACACCGGTTCATCAGGCCTTTCTGAAAACTCTCCAGATTGCCGCAAAGCACCGCGGCGGTGAAGTTGTGGTGATTCCGCTTCGATACAAAAACCCCACGTCAATTTGGTCTGACAAACAAGACTCAGATGATTGGTGGGCACCCGAGGTGGTGCCGTTCCTTTGTAACCAACGCAAGGAGCTCAACAAAAATCTGGTGTTGGTCGGTGACATTAAGATTCAGCCAACCGCAACCTCTCCCCTGTCTGGCTTTGAAGCGCTGACTGGTGCTGAGAGTTGCATCATTGGACACCCAAGAATGCAGTTTCGCTCGGTGTCTGTCCCCTCTGGCAGATACCCTAAAATCTTATCGACTACCGGAATTTGTACCCAGCCAAACTTCACCGACACCAAGGCAGGTAAACTTGGGGACTTTCACCATTTTCTTGGTGCCGTGGTTGTAGAAATTGACGGTAATACTTTCCACCTTCGACAGATTGAAGCCCATCGAAAAACCGGGGAGTTCACTGACAGGCGGTGGCACTACACGGTAAAGGGCGTGCAAAATGCTAAGCCCGCTCTGGGTTTGGTACTGGGTGACTCACACGCGCGTTTCAATTCGAAAGCCGTTGACGTTGCAACCTTCGGCAAAGGTGGCATCGTTGAAGAGTTAAACCCTCAGACAATTGTTTTTCACGACGTGCTGGATGGCTACGCAGTCAATCCTCACCACCATGGGAACCCATTCATCTCGCAAGCGAAGTACCGTGGGAAGGTCGGCAACGTGCGTGAGGAGGTCGAACACGCCGTAGAGTTTATCAAGAAGCGCGTCAATGGGCGCAAAGGCGTCGTCGTGGCGAGCAATCATGACGATTTCTTGAGCCGCTGGGTGATTTCGAGCGACTGGAAATCCAACCCCGTCAACGCCGAATTTTACTTAGAAACGGCCTTGGCAATGCTTCGCTCAGTGAAGCTTACCGAGAAAGGCTCAGAACACGCCGACCCTTTCGTGCACTGGGTTGAGAAGCTGAAAGGTGATGCCAATATTCGGTGTCTTGGTCCTGACGAAAGCTTCGAAATCGCAGACATTGAGTGCAGCTTGCACGGTCACCGCGGACCAAACGGGGCACGCGGCTCGCTGAAAAACCTCTCAAGGTTGGGCGTTAAAGT